TGCCATTCTTCGACAGTGGCCTCGCCGCGCTGGGACATGAAGAACAGGGGGTCGGCTTCTGCGGTGTATGCAAGACGACGAAGTTCCTCTTGTTCGGCCTTAGGGCGCGGAGCAAGAAGGGCTGCGATTTCTGCCTCGGTATACGGGCGGATGGTCTGCTCACCAGTTTGTGCGTCGGTGATGACTTCAAAGTATTCGGTCATGTCATTTCACCCCGTAGATGCGGATGGAGCCAGCGTCAAAGTTGCCCGCTGAAATAGTGAATGTGATGCTGGTACTAGAGGTGGTAAGACCAGATGCCCCACCAACGCCGTAGTTGGTCCTAAACGGAGGGCGGTAATTCGTGGAACTTGCCCAGAAAACACCGTTGGTAAGGTCAATAAAACCACCACCAATGCAATAATCTGCTGATGCACTAACTGTTATCTGAGAGATAAACAGACCATTCAGACGAAGCTCAGCATCACTAGTCCCTGTGCCAGAAACATTCTCAAACGAAAGTTTCAAAAACTTGTAGCCAGTAAGGGTCAGGCCACTGAGCGTTGCAGATGTGCCGCTAGTCGTTGCAATAGTCCCAAGAAGCGTAACACTACCAAGGTCAGCAGTCGTAGCCACAGAAACACCATCGCTCTCCAACCCATTCGGGAAGTTAGGAGCGCCAGTGCCAGCAGCGTCGGTGATCGAGTTTGCGCGAATTTCGGACATCAGTTAGCCTCCTCGGGCGCAGGTTCAGGGGCCACATCAAGCGGGCCGCTCTCAGTCCACAGCCAACGGTCACGGCTATCACGCGACGGCAGAATGCTGTCATCGACGATGCGCCAAGGCTTGCCAGCAGGAACGTCCTTCTGGGCCACGGCTTCGATCTGGTCGGCAAACTCAGGTGCGGGGATAACCACTGACACCTTGTTGTCGCCTTGTGGGAAGATGATGACCTGCATGATGCGTCCTTTCAGCGGAAGACGGCGACGTTGACGACTGATGTGTCAAATTTTACACCAGCAAAATTGTAGGTGTTAAAGCGGAAGGCAGATGCAGTTCTGGCTGTTGCGCCGTCATCAAGAGGAATGCCGTTAGAAAACGACATAACCGCATAATTCGCATCCGGCATGGCGGTGGCAAAGTTGACCGTATAGTCACCCGTCCCGTTGTCGGTGATGCTCGACACGTTGCCAGACGCACGGATAGCTACAGTGCCAGTGCCGTTGAAGTTCACCCACGCACGGCAGGCGTAGATCGGCGCAGAGCCAGTGGCGTTAAGGGCCGTGGTAATCCGTGCGGCAGCTACGTCGCCCGTAAGCTGGGCGGCGTCAATGCTCTTGTTCGTCAGCGTTTGCGTGGCGTCGGCCAGAACCATAGTCCCAGCAGCATCCGGCAGCGTCAGCGTCCGATCCGTGTTCGTGCCGGGGGCGGCAAAGGTAAACGTCCCGGTGCCGGAAGCGTTGCCAGAGAGTGCGATTTTGCTCATTTACAGTACCACGTATCTTGCGCCGGTATCGACCGTCAGCGTCACACCAGAGTTGATGGTGATCGGCCCGGTGGACATGGCGTTCTTGGTTGAGGGGATGGTGTAATTCGTGGTCATCGTCTGGCCGTTCTCAATGAACAGCTCGTCAGAGCCGCCGCCCGTAGCACCGCCGCCGACAGAACCCCAAGCCGTGCCGCTGTAGCCCTCAAACTTGCCGAGGGTGGAGTTGAAGCGGAAGAAGCCTGCAGACGGGCTGCCATCGCGCTGGAGGGTGGTGCCGGTGGATACGACAGAAGACCCTGTGGATGAGGTGCGCGGCGTAACCCCGGTGATGCCAGACAGGTAGCCAAGTTCCGTCGCAGTGACAGAGCTTACCGCAACCTTCCCCGATCCATCAGAGACCAAGGCGCGAGATACTGTCAGGTTGGAGCTTGTGATCGTGGTGGCCGCGCCCGTGATCGGCGCTTGGAAGTCCGTCCCAGCCACAGCGGCGCTGAATGCGCTGGTCCCGTTACCCTTGACGAGCCCTGTGAGGGTGGACACGCCGGTACCGCCGTCCGCGACAGCAAGGTCCGTGATTCCGGTGATCGTGCCGCCGGTGATCTTCACCGAGTTCATGGCGAAGTGGTCGGTCACGTTGAAGACGCCAGCTGCGCCCCCACCACCGTCGGAGTAGATTACCCCGCTGTCGCCATTGGCTAGAGTCACGGTGGTACCTGACCCCTGAGCGAAGACCACCGACTGGCCGGACAGGTTGTAGACGAAGTAAATCTTCTGGGCATCGCTGGGGGCGATGGTAATCGTGTGGGTGCCGCTCGGGGTCCCACCAAGCACCAGCAGCTTGTACTGGCCATTTGACAGTGCGCCGTCAGCGGTCGTCAGCGTCGAGGTGGTGCCACTGAGCGTGAGAGTGACCGAACCGTTAATGGCGCGGTCCAGAATGTCCATGTTATCGTTGACAACGTCACCCCAGATGCCGTCGAGTTCGCCGTCGGCTGGAAGCTCAATTCCGAGGTTAGTCGTGTATGTGCTGGGCATTGCTCATCCTCACGCGGCGACGGGGGTCCAGACCGTAGGCGGCTCTGGCTCAATTGGTGTCCACAGATTTATAGCACTCGGATCGACATCCGTCCATGCTGTACCGGGGGTGGGAATGATTTGGCCCCAGATGAATACGATGCCAATCGCCCCACTTGCAGAAACACCCGTCAGCCGCACATCTGCGCCAGCAAACGGAACCACCGTTCCGACGGAGACAGAAGCCGAAACACCGGTGACTTCCGCAATTGTTGGGATGATGATTACGACGTCGCCAACAGTGCCAGAAGCCTCAAGACCTGTGACCGCAACGTCAGCCCCTGCGAACAGGACGACGTCGCCAAGCTCTGCGGCAGCGCTCACGCCGGTAAGATCGAAAACGGCTGTGCCTGTGACAACAACGGTTCCGGTCTCGCCCGTGGCAGAGACGCCGGTGGGCACGACGAGGGCTGAGCCCGTAACAACAACCGTGCCAGTCTCGCCAGTGGCAGAGACGCCGGTCACGGGGACATCCGCCCCAGCTGCAGCAGCGACAACACCGAGAACACCCGCAGCGGATACCCCGGTAGGCTGAACAAGCGCTGTTCCGGTGACGACGACCGTCCCTACGGCCCCAGAGGCAGCCACACCCGTCAGCTGAACAAGAGCCGTTCCGGTGACGACGACCGCCCCAATCTCGCCTGCGGCTGACACGCCAGTGACGTAGACCGGGAGGGCCTCGCCCCACGGACCAGAGGACCAAGCACCACGGCCCCAGCCTGTAAGGGCGGTGTTGGCCATGGCTACTCCTTACGAGATTCTGATGATCGCGTCAGACGCCGTTGCTGCGGGGAACTGGATGGTGAACGTACCGGCAGTCGAGATTTTGTCGCCGCCGAAGTCCAGCACAGCTACCGCCGGGTTGGTGTAGGTGTGCGCCGGGGTCGAGTTGTAGATCAACGCGCCTCGGGCCGTGATGGTGGCCGACGTGAACGAGATATCGTCGAAGTCGGTGAAGGCCGTCGTGCCAGACGTGGTCGGGCTGATGTTCACTAGGGTGCCGCCACCAGCCGCGTAGGTGCCGGAGTTGGCGACCTCGTTCGTGGCGGAGTACGCAGTGGTGGTCGCGTCCAGAGTGGCTGAGCTCGTGTAAAGCGCCAGCTTGAAGGTGTCACCGCCGCTCGAGCGGAAGTCGTGCGCCCCCTCAAGAATCTGATCCTTGAAAGAAGTGCACATAGCCTGCGTGATCATTTGTCTAGCTCCTTGCAGTTGGCAAAATGCCATCTAGGCATTGTAGCGGCTCCTCCGCTTTTACCACAATGTGGGCAGGTTACGATACGACATTTTTTGCCCACTCGCGCGGCGGACATCTTAGCCCTCGTTTCTGCAGAAAACGCCGTCCCGAGCTTAGAAATTCGCATCTTCTCCACGACATCGCTTCTCGTCATGGGGTTATTGAGCGTCATGCGTTCTGATATCCGCGCCCTCTCTTCTGCGGTAGGGCTGTGGGGGCCACGTTTTTGCTTTGGAGGCTTTCTACGGGCGTGGACCGCAGGGCTTGTAAGAAGGGCAGCGCGTATGGCAGCGTTTCTTTTCGCCAACGCCTCGCCCGCTAACGCACACCCCTGTCCGCCCGCGGCCAGATTCCACAACGTACCTCCGGTGTGTCTGCGCCCGTAGAGCTCGATGAACTCGCATTCCTTTTTGGCGGCCTCGTCCCTAGAAAAGCCCTCCCAAAGAATCTCTACTTCGACGGTCTCGCCAAGACGAAGAAGCTTCCTTAGCTTGTTATAAAAAGGCTGTTTTTGCCCCCATAGGCAGGCTTTAAGGTGGTATTCTGATCGTCCCGGCTTACCCATGCCAACATAGACAACAGCACCTTGTGCAACGTACCTATACACTTGCACAGGTTCTTGTCTTGCAGCGCCCGCCAAGGGAGCCTCCTATAGCTTCTGAATGGCCGCAGCCAGTTGTGGGTGCCCAGCCTCTACGAGCGCATTATACACGGTAAGGCGGTCGTTGGTAACTGCCTCTTTCATGTAAGCCGTCACGACCCTGAGCAACACTGCGCGGTAGGCCAAGGCCTGATCCCTGATCTCCTGCGGCGCGGAGTCTGACACGCTGATGAGCTTGTTCACGCAGCGAAGCGCGACCTCCTCGGGCGCCTCACCGCGGTTGCTGGTGGTTGTGACCGTCACGATAGGGGTCAGGGGCAGGTTCATAGAGGCTGCGAACATTACTGCTTCCCTCGAATGACCATCCCGGTGCGATACTCGTCGGTGACCTGACGTGCTTCGCCCAGCATCTTGAGGCCGATCAGCGACTCTTGGAACCGCTTGTCATAGGTGGCCATCATGTCCGGGTCACCCTTGAGGAAGATGTAGGCCTCGACCATTGCCCCGTAGAACAGGGTCAGCTCGGCGTTGATGCTGAGCCACGTGGTGCCACTATCCGAACCGGCCGTGAGGCTGGCAGGGCGGTAGAAGTAGTGGAGCTCCATGACGTAGTTGTCGTCCGGAGTCGGGCTCAGGATGAAGTTTTCATTGTCAAACTGGGCGTAGTACTTCGGAGCCCCGGTCGTGCTCGAATCGGGCGTGTACTCCTGCACGAAGCTCACGTCCTTGAATTCCGCGAAGGTCTTGTCGCCGTTATCCCCTGTGTAGGACAGGGAGAAGGGGGCAAGGAAGTCGGCCGGAGACGCCAGATACTGAGTGCCAATCGTAGCGTTGGCTGTAGCGTTCTTGCGGAACAGGCTCAGCTGCACGTTCTTGAGAATCCGCTCCTCCGACATCCGGATGAACAGCGGCA